AAAGTAATAAACGAGCTGATAGAGAATATATCACACATAACCCTAAATGGAATGACAAAGATTGGTATGGACTTTTGCCAATTCGCAAATGGACTAGCTTGGACGTGTGGCTTTATATATTACATAACCAACTTGAAATTAATAATAAATATCGTAAAGGATATTCAAGAGTTGGGTGTTCCATATGTTGTCCTTATTATACAAAAACAACTTGGGTATTGGACAAATATTGGTATCCGTTAGCATATGAGCGTTGGCATAAAATTCTACAAGAAGATTTTTTAAAAAATTCTCGGTGGCAACAACTTAATTGTACCGTTAAAGAATATCATTCTTGTTGGAATGGTGGTTTGTTACGAACTGCTCCTACAAATGAGGCAATAAAAGAATTGATGGAATATAAAGGTTTGTCTAATTATCATGTTGCAGAACAATTCTTTA